CCCAGATTTGAACATTAGTATTTGTGGATACAAAGTTCTAATGGCTTACGAAAAGATTGAGTTTCCAAAAGAACTTATTGGTGATTTGTAATGGCTTTTGATCAATACACAAAACCTGTTAATAAAAGTGAAGATAAAGTTTACAAACAACCAATAAAGTATAAAAAAATAAACGAAGAAGCAAAATTTGGTTTAAATATAGCCATAATAGCACCTAGCACCTATGGAAAAACTTTAGGTGCTACTTCTTTTGGTTATTTTAATTCAAAATATGTGTCAAAATTGGATAAAGACAAATTTCCTTATACGATACAACTCTTAAAAGAGGGACACATGCCAGAGGTTGAAAATATAGTAATACATGATCTTGATAATGGATATGAAAAATCAATGTCTCGTGGAAGATTTAGAACTATATTAGAACCTTTAATTCCTATAATAAGAACAGTTGAATTTGATATACCAGAGAGAGATGTAGAAGTAGCGGAAGGAAAAACAAAATCTGTTAGAATAGAGGAACTTATAAAAGCAAAAAGAGAAGTTGAAGACGCGGCAAAAGAAGCAATAAATACTTTTGATGAAAATACATTATGGATTATAGATTCTCTTAGTGAGTATTATCAAGTTTTAGATTCAATGTTTTCTATTGTATATGAAGCCATTTACGATAAAGAAGTAGGAGCACATGTAAAAGATCAAAAAGATTGGCAAATAAGAAACGCTTGGTGGAATGAGTTCATGAAGCGTAAAAGAAAATACAAAGGATGGCAAATAGATACGATTAAAGCTGTGGAAATTCCAAGTCATTGGAGAAAAAAGAAAGAACAAAAAGAAGATCCATATAACATAAAATGGGCTGAAGGAAGTGGTGGAAACGCATTTAATTTAGACCAAGTTTATAGAATGCATAGAGATAGTGCAGGTTTTTACTATTTTAATTTAATAGATGGAAGATATAAAAACGACATAGAACAAGAAAACATGGAAATACATTTTGAACGAGATAAAAGAACTGTGGCATTTTATATTATAGAACATATAGCAAAACATATAATTGAAGGAACACAATTGAAAGAGGAAGATTTATGGTAAAATTCCAAATAAAAACAAAAGAATTTACAAAATTTTTAAATACTGTAAGTTGTAAAGGGACACTTCAGTTTAAATCAAAAGGAAAAACTGAAGCCAATCTCTTTTCTTCATTTTTTATTGACGCGGATAAAGAAGCACAAAAATTAACTGTATTAACAATAGATACTTTTTTCAATCAAATAAAACAATTAGCAACTATTAGTGCAAAAGTTATAGAAGAAGGAGTTATTGAAATAACAGAAAAGAAAGCATACGATAATATTTTTAAAAATATAAAAGGAGAAACACCAATTCAAATAAGTTCTGATGGAAACGCTATTTATGTTGAAAATCAAGAAGGAGATTGGTATAAAAGAAGAATAGTTGGTAATAAAGGATTAGATGAAGTATATAATAAAAAAGATGAATTATTTAAATGGAAAAATGCACACACTTTTGAAGAAGTTGGTGTGGATAAGAAAATCTGGAGATTTACAGTTCCAGAAGGTTCAACAACTTATCCTATGAGGATAAAAACAACAAAAAAAGAATTATCCAAATTCGTATCTGATGCTGTTAAGTTAACAAAAGATAATGATACTATTATAATATCTGAAAAAGGTAAGATTGAAATATGGAGTGGAAAACCAAGTTCAACAACTCAATCAAAACACTTATTAAAATTTGAGGATATTGGAAAAGAAATTATAGAATTTAAAGTGAAATTTTCAGCATTACAAGCAGTAGTTCCAAATTTATTAGATGAAGTTATTCTTAATTTTAGAAAAACTGGAGCTGAAACTATAATTCTTAGGTTAGAATCTTTTGATAAAACAATGCACCAGATAATGAATGTTGGAAGTCAAGACAAAGACGGTGTTTTATATGACACTGAAGAAAAAATTGAGTGATTTGCTTATTCTAAAAACATGGAAACAAAAAAGAATAATAAAAAATCAAAAAAAATTGATAAAGGAAGAAGAAGTAACAGAAGATAATCCAAGAACGCAAGAATACGAAAAGGAAAATCCTGGCAAACACGCCATTTGGAAAGGAAAAATAACAAAACAATTCCTAGCATGGGAAGAAAAGAAATATGGGTAGATCGTTTTTGGAAATTATTGTTTCCAATTTTTTAATAGTATTAGCATTGATACCCATGGTTATTCTTTTAAACAGTATAATTGCGTATGAATCAAGCCCGATAATTTGGATAATAATTTCAAGTATAGCATTAATTATACTTTCTTATTTGTCATGGAGACATGAAAATGGATCTTAAAATAATGAACTATGGATATTATAACAATAAGTCAGATATAGAAAAGTATAATTCTCCAATACTCTTATTTTTTTGTAGAGATAAAAATTGGAATTTTAAAACAGTTTTTATTTGTGATAAAGAAAATCTCTCTCCTGAGATGTATATTGAAAAGAAAGAATGGGAGAGTTTTTTAAAATCCCAAGAAAGTGTTTATTCAAAAGGATTCAATGTTGATTCAGTATTTATAACTAAATATGAAGATGCTCCTGAATCTAATTATGGAGAAGAAACTGTAGTTTTGTATACTACATTTCCTTGGGAAGTTAGAAAATTAAGAAAGTCTTTTACACATACATATCTTTCTGATATAAAATGGGAAAAGATGTGTATTCAAAAAATGGGGTTAAGAACTCCATATATTAATGTTCCAGATGATTTTGAAAAAAGATGGTTAAAAGCACCAGAAATTAAAGAATTGCCAGAGGAAAAACATTTTTATGTTCCTATTAGATGGATTGGTTGGGATATTGAAACGAATGCGGAACCAGTGTTTCCGAATTTTAATGGATGGAAAGATGCTGAAAAATGTGAAATTATTAGTATTTCCGCTTATGATAGCTATAATAGGTGCTATCATAGATTTTATTGGCATCCTAACATTAAGACCGAAAATAGTTTTATGGGAACACCGTGGAAGAGGAAAGGCAAGTATTATATACCTGCTAAGAAGAAAGAAATTGAGTATGACAAAACCAATGAAGTCTATAATCATGAGTTTCCCAGCGAGATTGATGCTTTACAGGGATATTTTCATTGGTTTAACGAAGTAAGACCAGATGCTCAATATGGTTTTCATTCAGAAGGAGGATATAGAATTTCTACTAAGAAAGGATATTCTAGGAAGTATTGGTTTAATGGTTTTGATATGTTGTTCTTATATCAAAGAGCCAAACATTTAGGTTTATTAAAAGAAATTCAAATGTTAAGTCCTATGCCAAACCATATAAATGGAGTACGATGGAGATCACATGGAGACATGCAAAGTGTAGCAATTGATGGATTATGCCAAATAGATTTCATTTATACAAGTGAAATATTTGGATATCATAAGAAGTTTGATGATTTTAGGGAAGGAAATTTGGAAGGATTTATGAGTTTTTTCTTAGGGTTTGGAAAAATTAAACATGAGGAACAAATTTGGGAAATGTGGAAAAATAATACTCCATCTGATTATGATCCATCAAAACCAGAAAAACACAGAATAGAAAAAAAAACAAATTTAGTGAAAGAATTATATGAAAAAGAAAAACGGAGAAATAGTTTGTGATAAATGTGGTTTATCACTAGGGAAATATGAAACAACAGCAACAAAACATTATTGTACTACATGCTCTTTTTATAGAGATTCACAAGAAATGAGGTTTTGGTTTAAGATTGCCGCGAGAAATGAAATGTCCAGTCCACCAATTCCCCTTAGTTTTAAGGAAAGACTCATTAGTGGATGGAGAAAACTTAGGAACTTATAAGTGTCCAGTTAAAGGATGTTTTCATTTGGTTTCTATTTTTAAGCCAAAAGATAGATGTAGTTGTTGTAATAAAATTTTGGATAGATTTAAATATATAAATGGAAAATCAAAATATTATTGTTATGAATGTTTTTCAAATTGGGAAGATGATTGGGATGGTGATGATTTTTGATCTGTAGTAAATTACTTGATTATAACCTAGTTGATGTTGAAGGATTAGTTCTTCTTAATGAGGAATTCAACATTATTGAAGATCAATTTGAACAAGCACAATTGGTTGTTGCTCCTCCAGAAGATGGAATATTTACAAGCAAACTCCATGATCATGATGTAATTAGAGATTTTAGAAATAAAATGGTTTTCGATACCAAATATCAAAAATGGGAGAGAACACCTATAAAGGGAAAACCTCAAATTGGTAAGAAATTTACAATCACGCTCAAAGATTTAGAAGAGCAAGCCAAAAGAGGAGGGAGATTAGTAGAATACAAATCTCTTCACGACATACATAAAGTAGGTGGTTATGTTCCACCCCCATTAAGAGTTGGAACTTTTGAATGGATTGTTACAATAGATTTTAGTAAACAATATCCAAACGCAATTCTAAGTTCCAATGCTGGAATACAAACAGCAATTAAATTTAAATATGAAGATGAAACTCTTGGAGATTACATAATTGATACAGATTTTAAAAGATGGAAAAGAGAAGACTTAATTGAAACTCCAATTGGTTATTTCAGAAAAGATATAGATTCAGTTAATAGAAGCAAATTTAAAAAATGGTTAAAATTCAGAGAATTAGCTCAAGATAAGGCAGATAAATATTTATTTAAAGTTAAGGATCAAGAAGATCCAATGTTTAAATTATTGGATGGAAAACAATTTAGAATTAAAATATTTACAAATGGTGGTTTTGGAGTGATGGGTTATAAAAAAGATAGAAACTATTCTGTCTTTGTATTTAATTCATGTACTCTTATGTGCCAAGATTTAACTAAGAAAATGATTAATACGGTACACGAATTAGGATATGAAACAATTGGTGGAGATACAGATTCTTGTTTTCCTATATTAAAATCAGATAATTTAGACGATGCTGAAAAAGAAGCCAAATGGTTAGTGGATGAAGTTAACAAAGTTATAGATAAATACTTAGACGAGGTTTATAATATTCAAGAACATTCAATGTATGTTGGTCTTGAAACAATTTCTGATAAGTTTATAGTAAAAGCGGCTAAGAATTATGTTAAGAGAAATGTTTGGAAAGATGGAACAAGATTAGATGAACCACAATTAGAAATTAAAGGAATATCAATGAAGAAAAGAAACACTTCTCAATTTTCAGCAGATATGCAAAGCGTGTTAGTTGGTATATTAATGGATTCAGATGATATTCCAAGAGATTTTAAAATATTAATGGAAGTTATAGACAAAAATTTCAGTTCTTTTCCTTGGGAATATATTGCTCCAAAAGGAGCACTTAATAATAAGATAGATGATTATGATATTGGGAATAGAAACGCGAGAGGAGCAAGAAACGCAAGAGATTATCTTAATGTACATTTTCAACCTGGTGATAATCCTTATATTATGCCCTTTAAAGAATTCCCAAAGAAATTAAATGGAAAATTTGTTTCTCCTTACAAAGGAGATTCATTGGCTCTATCATTTGATAAAGAAAATATTTCAAATCTTATGAAATTAGGATTCCGACCAGATATGGAAGATTTAAAAAGAAGTCAAGTTTATCTGAAAGCGGAACCATTTCTTAAATTAATAGATACAGATTTTTATAAAATTCAAGCACAAACAAAAGTAAGTAGTGATATGATATTATGATGTTTTTTATAGCATATCCTTTGATAATTTCTGATATTATTTCTACTGAATATGCTCTAAAATTAGGACTTAGAGAAAAAAACCCCTTAATGAGAAACAAATATGTAAGATGGATATTTTCTTTCTTTGGCAAAATTTTGTTACCAATTTATCTCTTTTACATTCAAATGTCTCGTCCAAATACATATATAGGTATAGAAATAGGATTTATAATTCTTAGTATAATATATTTACTTTGTTTAATTAACAATATTTATTTTATAATAAAAGTGAAAAAATATGGAATTTAAGACAATTTATGCAGATCCTCCATGGGAATTTAATGACAAATTAGATGATAGTAGAAAAAAACCATATATGACTTTACCTGTCGATGAATTGTGTAGACTACCGGTGTGGAGTATATGTTCAGATGATTCACATTTGTATTTATGGTGTCCAGCAACTCTAATAGATGAAGGTATTAAGGTAATGAGAGAATGGGGGTTTGATTTTAAAACAATAATTATATGGTTAAAAAGAACAGCAAATTGGAAAATATGGTTTGGTATGGGACATTATTTTAGAAATTGTTTAGAGTTTTGTTTATTTGGTGTTCGTGGAAAATTAAAAACATTAACAAACAATACAAGAAATTTAATAGAAGGAAAAAAACCTATGCGACATCATTCAGCCAAACTTGATGAGATGTATGAATTAATTGAGAAGAATTCACCTGGCCCTTATTTAGAAATGTTCGCAACAATTGAAAGAGAAAATTGGACATCATGGGGCTTTGAAATAGATCAAAAAGATATTAGATCACATTTTAAATTTTTTGCGGATAATGGTATATTATGAAGAAAAAAGAATTGGAAGAAAGAATTAAAATTTTAGAAGAAAAAATATTTTTTATAGAACAAAAAGTGTGTGAACATAATGACTGTGAAGTTATTCATACAACAGAAGGTCATTTTAGAATAGATGACTATGTTGGTGGAGATATTTACAGTCTTTATTGTAAAAAATGTAAGAGAAAATTAGGAGAAGTAAGTCATCGTTGGGACACAAACTGGTATACGGCAGACAAAAAAATATTAAATTCATGGATAAGAAAATGGGGAAATCCAAAATGCGAAAGGGACAATCAATAATAGGTTGGTATGGAGGGAAGTTTAATTTAATAAAACACATTCTTCCTTTTCCAGTTCACACAACTTATATAGAAGTTTTTGCAGGTTCTCTTGTTGTTTTATTCAACAAAGTCAAATCTCCAGTAGAGATAGCAAATGACATAAATTCACGATTAATAAATATGTATCTTCAAGTTAAGAAAGCAAGAAGAGAATTTTTAGATTACTGTAAGAACGAATATGGATTGGACAGTAGAGAAGTGTTTGATTTCTGTAAAGAAAATGTGGCAGAAAATGAAGTGGAAGATGCCGCAAGATTTTTTTATTTGAATTATCATTCTTTTTCACAAATGAATGAATCTTATCATGGATTATCATTTACTGGAAAAGAACATTGGCATCGACCATATTATAATAAATTAGAAAGACTTGATGAATTTTACGAAAGAATAAAATTTGTTCAGTTTGAAAATCAAGATTTTAGAACACTCTTAAAAAGATGTGATCAAAAAGAAACTCTCTTATATTTAGATCCTCCTTATTTTAAAGGTGGAGAATTATATGAGTATATGGCTGGCAATGAATCAAAATGGTCTATGAAAGATTTTGAGGATTTAAGAGAAATTCTGTTAAATTTAAAAAATGCCAAATTTGTTCTTAGTGTTGATAATAATGATTTTTTCTACTCTGATGATTGGTTTTATCAACCAGTTGAAAGAACAAACGCGGCTTCTAAATGTATTGGAGGAACAAAATCAACAGATATAGAATATATTATTAGGAACTTTGATCCAAATAAAACTCCAAACATGTTACAATACACAACTAAAGATAAAATAAAAAATGATATGATATTATGACTAAACTAACGTATTTGTTAAAAGAAGTGAGTGAACTAAAAGATATAGTAATTGAAAATTATCAAAAACTGGAATCTTTTAGACAACAAAACGAAAGATTAAGAGAATTAAATGCTAAGCTATCTAAACAAGTAAAAGAATTAAAGAAAGAAAATATGACATTATTAGATGAAAAAAATAAACAAAAAGAGAAAGAAAAATGAGCGGACAAGTAGTTGGTTATAAAAAATTATTAAAGGCGTATGAAGCATCATGTAGAGTAGACGCAAAACAGGCAAGAGGATCTTGTACAATCATATATTCAAAAAATAAGGAAACTTTTGCATTGACTAACTTTCACGTAATAGAACGCAATCTTTCTTATAAAGAAGTTTTTGATTCTTTATTACAAAAGGATGTGAAAAATGAATATAAGGAACACGTAGAAGTTCTTTTCCCAAGAATGTCTGGCGATAGAGTATCTGGTCATTCAACAGTATTAGCAGATATAATTTTATATGAGAGACAACAAGACATAGCACTTCTAAAATTTAGAGATAAAAATGAATATCCTTACGCAGAATTTTATCCAGAAGATACATGTAAGGATGTCCCAATGTTGTCTACATTGGCATGTATAGGTGCCGCGCTCGGACAAAAACCAATTGCAACATTTGGTCATTTAAACGGAGTACAAATTGAAATCGACAATTTTGAATACTGGATGAGTTCTGCCCCAAGTATTTTTGGTAATTCTGGCGGTGGAATTTTTGTTTTAGATGATGAACAAAAATGGTTATTCTTAGGTATTCCATCAAGAATTTCAGTAGTTCCAATGGGATTTACAGCAAACGCAGTGACTCACATGGGGTATTTCATTCCATTGTTTAGAATCTATGATTGGTTAGAGGAAAACTGTTACCAATTCCTATATAATGATGAATTCACATCTGAAGAATGTGATGAAATGAGACAAGAAAAAATCGAAGAAGATTTAATTAAACTATTGGCTAAGAAAAAGATGTAATATGTATAAAGAAAATCCAAAAACAAAAGGATCTGGTATAATCTGCGCAATTCCTCAAACATTGAGATGTCCAATGAATTGTGGGGATTGTTTTTTTCAATCAGGCAGATCTTATCTTGAGCCATTAAAGGAAAATCTTCCTAATATGCCAACATTTCAAGAGAGTATAGGAAGAGTAGTAAGAATAAATGATGGGAATGATTCT